TGGAAAAATTTTAGAGAAATTGCAGATAAAGTAGGCGCATTTCTGCTCTGCGATATGGCACACTATAGTGGTCTGATTGCTGGTAATGGATATGATTCTCCGCTACCCTATGCAGATATAGTAACTAGCACTACTCACAAAACATTAAGAGGCCCGAGAGGGGGTATGATTCTTTGGAATAATGAAGATTATACTAAAAGAATTAATAGTGCTATTTTTCCTGGTACTCAGGGAGGCCCTTTGATGAATATAATTGCTGCAAAAGCACAATGCTATAAAGAGGCATTACACCCCTCTTTCGATGATTACATAGATGCTGTTATAGAAAATGCCAAAGCGATGGCAGAAGTATTTTTAGAAAAAGGATACAATATTATAACAAAAGGCACAGATAGTCATATACTTCTGCTTGATTTAAGTGATAAATCAATAAGTGGTAGAAAGGCTGCAGATTTATTAGAAGTAAATGATATTACTGTAAATAAAAATGGAGTTCCTAATGATCCTCGTAACTTTATAGAAACGAGCGGTATTCGCATAGGAACTGCTGCAGAAACAACGAGAGGAAAGGGAGTAGAAGATTTTAGAGTTATGGCTGAACACATGATAAATATTATGGAAGGTCAATGAAGGCTGTAATTAGCAATAGAATATACTTAGATGTAACAGAAAAGTATAAGGAGGTTTTAAACAAAGAACTCACTTATACTATTCCTTCATACAATCCAAAAGATCCGCCTATAGTCATAAAAAATATGGCACGGATAAAATCAAATTTAGTAAGTATACCTGTTGGAAGAGTGGATTTAATCCCAGATGATTATGAAATAGTCGATAAGCGTGAGCATATACCAGTAGATCTTCCTGAGTTTAAGTTTGATTTACGAGAAAGTCAAAAAGAAGTTTATGACTCAATTGAAGATAATGCCATAATTAACGCATGGGTCAGTTGGGGCAAGACTTTTACAGGTCTTGCAATTGCTGGAAAACTTGGACAGAAAACACTTGTGGTAACCCACACAGTCCCACTGAGAAATCAGTGGGCAAAAGAGGTAGAAAAAGTCTATGGATTTAAACCAAGTATTATTGGAAGCGGGAGCATGGATCTTTCTGGTCCTGTGGTTATTGGCAATACTCAAACTCTTTACCGTAATATTCCAGCGATACGTCACGCTTTTGGAACAGTCATCTTGGATGAAATGCATCATGTCTCGTCTCCGACGTTTTCTAAAATTATAGACTCAAATTATGCAAGATATAAGATAGGTCTATCAGGTACAATAGAAAGAAAAGATGGGAAACATGTAGTCTTTCGTGATTACTTTGGACAGAATGTCTATAAACCCCCAAAAGAAAACTTTATGACTCCAACTGTGCATGTACTTCGTTCAGAAATTCGATTTATGGATGGAGCATCTATTCCTTGGGCAAATCGAGTAACAAAACTTGCAAATGATAGTGATTATAGGCACACAGTAGCAATGGCAGCAGCGGCCTACGCCGCAAAAGGCCATAAAGTACTGGTTGTAAGTGATAGAGTACACTTTCTCAAAGCTTGTGCAGAACTTGCAGGAGATGGAGCAATCTGCATTACAGGCGAAGTTGCGCACGAAGATAGAGAAAAGTGTATGTATGAAATTCGTAGCGGAAGAAAAAATATTCTTTTCGGTACACAAGCAATCTTCTCAGAGGGTATCTCATTAAATAATTTGAGTTGTCTAATTCTGGGAACACCTGTGAATAATGAACCCTTGCTTACACAGTTAATTGGGCGAGTTATTCGCAAAGAAGAAAATAAAAGAAACCCTGTAGTAGTTGATATTCATCTAAAAGGAAATACTGCGCGAAGACAGGCATCCAATCGCATTGGTCACTACATGAAACAGGGCTATGAAATCAAGCAACTTTAAAAAAATAGTTCTTGACATGATGGTTAATTTTTAGTATAATATATGTTCTTATTTGACTGGCAGAAAATCTGTATTCATGCGGAAGGAAAAGTAGTAAATACTGTTCGTATCTTTCGTATGCTTGTTGAAAAACAAGTTCCCAAAAATAAATGGGATAAGATATACAAATATTCTCAGATAGACTTTTCCGGGGTAAGTTTCATGCTTCATCCCGATATACTTCTACACCACTCTTATAAGTACACATATCGTGAAATTGCTCAGTATATTGCTTTGTGCAGCTTACGCTCACACGCAGAATATGAAGCAACAAAACAAGTCACACTAGATGCGATTCTTGCTCCAGGAGTTGGAGCAGACCCATTCATAGTGTTAGAAACAAACAGGCTACTTTCACTAGATGAAGATGGACAAATTCATTTTCTCTACGAAGAAGTCAAACCAGAGGAGATCCATTAATGGCTATTCAATTCAACCAGCACAAAGGTGCTGCTCAAAAATCAAATATTACAAGCTATCAATACACTGATGGCGACAACAGCTTCCGACTCGTCGGAGATATCTTAGCTCGATATGTTTACTGGGTAAAAGGTGAAAACGACAAGAACATTCCTCTTGAGTGTCTTTCTTTTGACCGAAACAAAGAAACCTTTAATAACATGGAAAAAGATTGGGTTCGTGAATACTATCCTGATCTTAAGTGTGGCTGGAGCTATGCAACACAGTGCATAGACGGTGGTCAGGTTAAAGTTGTAAATCTCAAGAAAAAACTTTGGGAGCAGATTATTACTGCTGCTGAGGACTTGGGAGATCCTACCAATGTAAAAACTGGATGGGATGTACAGTTCAAGAGAGTCAAGACTGGCCCTCTTCCTTATAATGTAGAATATCAGCTACAAGCACTTAAGTGCAAAACTCGCGCTCTTGGCGAAGACGAACTAGAACTTATTTCTGGGTTGAAGTCTATGGATGAAGTTATGCCTCGTCCAACTCCTGATGCTCAAAAAGAGTTACTAGACCGTATTCGTGATGCGGGCGCAGAAGAAATTGATGAAAGTATTGAACAAGAGTTTAACATAGCGTGATTTTATTTACAGCAGATTGGCACATCAAACTGGGACAGAAGAATGTTCCAGTTGAGTGGGCAAAGAAGAGATATAATACCTTTTTCGATCAAGCACATGAGCAGGCAAAGACTTGTGATATGCACATTATCGGAGGAGACCTCTTTGACCGCATTCCAAACATGGAAGAGTTGGCACTCTACTTTTCTTTTGTAAGAAATGTAAAGAAACCAACTCTTATCTTTGATGGAAACCATGAAGCTACTCGTAAGAATCGCACTTTCTTTTCTCAATTGAAACAAGCTACACGAGACATAAACCCTCTCGTAAATGTAGTGGATATTTCGTATGTTGATGAAGACATGGGGTTTAGTGTCCTGCCGTACGCGGAGTTACATCGAAAAGGAAGTATAGAGCATTTTGATACCTCTATGCCTCTTTTTACGCATGTGCGGGGTGAAATACCTCCGCACGTAACTCCAGAGGTAGATTTGGATAGATTTGATCCATTTCCCGTAGTATTTGCAGGAGATTTACACGCACATAGTAATACTCAAAGAAATATAGTTTACCCAGGAAGTCCTATGACTACTGCTTTTCATAGGCAGGAAGTTGAAACTGGGTATTTACTTATCAATCCAAAGGATTGGTCTTGGGAGTGGTGGCCTTTTACTCTTCCTCAACTAATACGAAAAACAGTAAGTAATCCAGAGGAAATGATTCCTACAACCTATCATCATACCATATATGAGATAGAGGGAAACATACAGGAGCTTGCTGCAGTAGAAAACTCAGAGCTTTTGGATAAAAAAGTAGTAAAGAGAAGTACCGAAGCAAGTCTAGTTCTCGATAAAGAGATGACGCTTGAAGATGAATTAGTAGAGTACTTAACTTATATCTTGGAAATTCCAGAAGAGAAAATTTTTGATATTCTAGGAACTTACAATGATTACGCTCAAAAAGCTCAAGTGGAGTAACTGTTTCAGCTATGGGCCAAATAATGAGTTGGAGCTAGAGAATAATACTGTAACTCAAATCATTGGCACAAACGGTATGGGTAAATCATCTATACCGTTAATTATTGAAGAAATACTCTACAACAAAAATTCAAAAGGTATAAAGAAAGCCGATATACCAAATAGATATATAAATGACGGGTATCATATTTATTTGCAGTTTGAAAAAGATGCAAGTGAGTATGAAATTACAGTTGATAGAAAAAGCACTATCAAAGTAAAACTTGAAAAAGATGGAGAAGATATATCTAGTCACACAGCTACGAATACTTACAAAAGTATTCAAGAAATTATAGGTATTGACTTCAAAACTTTTTCTCAACTTGTATATCAAAGTACGAATGCAAGTTTACAATTTTTAACTGCAACGGATACAAATAGAAAAAAGTTTCTTATTGATCTGTTGCATCTTGATGATTACGTTCAGCTTTTTGAAATATTTAAAGAAGCTGCAAGGCTTTCATCAAACAAAATGATTGAAGTAAGTTCGGAAATTAAGACTGTTGAAAAGTGGTTAGAAAATAATAAATTGGAGAGTACTGACATACTACCCATGCTAAATCTAGAAATAGATACGGATAAAGAAGAGAAAGAAATCCGTTCACTATCAATAGAACTTGAAAATATTTCCGAAAAAAATAAAAAAATTCTAAGGAATAATCAGTATAAAGAAATGCTGGATGCTATCAGTCTCGATGAAATAAATAGCATTGATGCTACTGAGAAACTATCTCCTGATGAATTTCAAAAACACTTAGGACAGATAGAAGGTGCTAAAGTTGCTGCAAATAAAATGCTTGCAAAACTAGAAAAATTAGACGGATATTGTCCAACTTGTGAACAAGTAATAGATGCTGACTTTAAACAAAACTTAATAGATAGCGAAAAACTACTATTAGAAGACCTTGAGCGAAGAAAGACCTACAATGAAGAGAAAGTTACAAAGATTCGTAGAAATAATACTGAATTCGATAGAAAAAATAAACTTCAAAAAGATTGGGAAGATCTGTATAGATCAATTGATACTAATCTACCAACGAATATTTTGGATAAAAGAGAGCTGGAAGAACGCTTGGCCAGTCTTCAAGTCGAATTACATTCTGCAAAGAAAGAAATATCTCGAATCGCAATGGAGAATGAAAAGCGTACGAGGGAAAATACACGAATAGAGATAATTCAAGCCCAAACAGATGGCTTTATAGAAAAACTAAATAAGGCATCTGAGATACTAAAAGAGGTTACTGATCTCGATGGAAACTTGGAGATTCTTAAAAAAGCATTTAGTACAAACGGACTACTTGCATATAAAATAGAAAATCTAGTAAAAGAATTAGAAGAACTTACAAATACATATTTGGCAGAACTTTCTGATGGTAGGTTTACACTTGAGTTTATTGTATCAAACGATAAACTCAATGTACAAATTACAGACAATGAAAATGTAGTAGATATACTAGCTCTTTCCTCGGGAGAGTTAGCAAGAGTAAATACTGCCACTTTGATAGCTATTCGTAAGCTTATGAGTAGTATATCAAAATCAAGAATAAATATATTATTTTTAGATGAAGTAATAAATGTTCTGGATGAAGCAGGCAGAGAAAAGCTAGTAGAAGTGTTACTTCAAGAAGACTTAAATACTTATGTTGTTTCTCATGGATGGACTCATCCACTTTTAGAAAAAATAGAAGTAGTCAAAAAAGGAAATGTAAGCGGGTTAGAATGGTAGATTCAAGAGCAAAAGGAGCAAGAGGAGAGTATCTCGTACGAGACATGCTAAGAGAACATACGGGTCATCAGTTTGAGAGAGTCCCTAGCTCTGGAGCCCTTGAGTATCTAAAAGGAGATTTATATGTTCCTCATGCAAAAAATAAATTTTGTATTGAAGTAAAAAACTATGAGTCTTCTCCCTTATCTGACAAAATATTTACAGCTCCAAAGACAAATAATTTGATAAAATGGTGGAGAAAGCTAGAGATACAAGCGAAACGCGGTAATCAAGAACCTTTACTATTTTTCAAGTATAATAGATCTCCTGTTTTTGTAGTTACACCAGCGCCACCCGAAAATACAGATCATTTTATGTATATTCATTTTTTAGCGTGCTCTGTACTACTTGCAGAAGAATGGTTGAATGAAGAAAAAGTGGAATTTTTAAATGGCGTTTAATTTTAATGAAAAAATATCGGATGAAAGTTCTACATTAGTGGTAGATGCTTTGAACTTAGCATTTCGATGGAAACACCAAGGAAGAACAGACTTTCGTTATGAGTATGAAAGAACCGTTGAATCCTTGGCAACTTCCTATGGGTGTAGAAAAATACTTATTACAGCAGACTGGGGCTCTTCCAGCTATAGAAAGAGTATTAGTTCAGAATATAAACAAAATCGAAAAGATAAGATTGCTCAACAATCAGAAGAAGAACAGATGCAGTTCGAAGATTTTATAGAAGAATTTGAAGCATCTATGGAAGTATTAAAAGCAAATCATACAATACTCAGATATAAAGGTGTAGAAGCAGATGATATTGCAGCACATCTTGTAAAAAACAAAGAAAAGTATGATTTAGGTACAATTTGGTTGATTTCTAGCGATAAAGACTGGGATCTTCTTATACAAGAGAATGTAAATAGATTTTCTTATGTTACTCGAAAAGAAATCACTATAGAAAACTGGGACGAACACTATGATGTTTCTCCCGAAGAGTATATCTCTTTGAAGTGTCTTACTGGGGATAAAGGAGACAATGTACCAGGAATACCTGGTATTGGGCCAAAGAGAGCACTACAACTTATAAAAGAATATGGGGATGCTTTTAGTATTTATGATGCTACTCCTATCCCGAGTAGTTATAAACATATACAAGCATTAAATGAAAACTCAGAACAAATACTACAGAACTATGAATTGATGGATTTAATTACATATTGTGATGAAGCTATCGGTTCAGAAAATGTGTTGGACATAGGGAGAATACTGAATGCAGCTTAATTATAACAGAGATAAGTATCTTTCTGAGTTTAGTATAAAAACTTTGGAGGATAGATATTTAGTCGGGGACGAAAAATCTCCCCAAGATGCATTTGCTCGTGCTGCTTTGTCTTTTTCAGACAATGAAGAACATGCACAAAGATTGTATGACTATGCAAGTAAATTATGGTTCATGTTTTCTACTCCCGTTCTTTCAAATGGAGGTACAAAGCGAGGACTACCTATCAGTTGCTTTCTTAACTATGTAGATGATAGTAGAGAAGGTATAACGGATCACTATACAGAGAATGCTTTTCTATCCTCTGTAGGTGGTGGCGTTGGTGGCTGTTGGAGCGGGGTTCGGAGTGTAGGCTCGAAAACGAGCAATGGCTCCGAAAGTACGGGTGTGATTCCCTTTATGAAAGTCGTCGATGC